ATTAAAAATTTATGAAAAAAAATGAAATTGAAGTACCTTCAAATGAGGTAAGAAAACCGACTGCAAAAAAAACATTTAGTCTTGAAAATTTTAAAAAGAAGGTAGGAGTTGAAGATATTCCAGATAAACCACTACAATGGATAAAAATTGATGATGCTATGGAGGAGGTAACTGGAATTCCGGGCTTCCCAAAGGGCTACGTATCAGCATGTTGCGGATTTTCTAATAGCGGAAAATCCACTGCAGTAGCGTTAGGTATTGTTAATGCACAAAAAATGGGATTGCTTCCAATAATAATTGATTTAGAAAATAACTTAAGTAAATATCGATTAACTACAATGGGTTTTGATTGGGATAAAGAACATATTTTTATTGATAATGAATATCTGTTAGAACATTTTGGAAGAGTTTTAGATAAAAATAGAAATTATGCTTCAATTGAAGATTTAGCGAATTGTGTTCGTTTCTTATTACGTGAACAAAGCGATGGTAATTTACCATTTGATTTAGCATTTGCAATTGACTCAATTGGTACGTTGAATTGCAATAAAACAATTAATGCTGCAGAAAAAAATGAATCAGATTCCAATTTTTGGAATGCAGGTGCGTATGAAAAAGAATTTATGTATTTATTTAATGATGTTATTCCAAATAGTAGGAAAGCAACAAAACAATATACAAATACAGTATTTGTTGTTCAGAAAATTGGTCGTGATGCAATGAATAATTCAATTACTATGAAAGGTGGACGTACATGGGAATACACGCCTCGATTGCAGTATTATTTTGGTGGTATTGTGTCAAAAGGTGTTAAGAAAATTACAGCTATTTCAAAAAAACGTGAAATATCATATGGTGTGTCAGTAAAAGTTAATGTATTAAAAAATCAAATAGATGGACCGCTTGGTGGTATTTCGATGGAAGGGTCAATAATTTCAGTACCACAAGGATTTATAACTCCTGAAGGTGTTGAAGAATATAAAAAGAAAAATATATTATATTTTCGTAATTTATTTGGTAATGATGATTTAAATGTTGATGATATTGGCACAGGTGAACGTATTGAAAATACTGATGGAAAAGTAGTATTTGATATTATAGAAAAAGCTGAATAATATTTAAATCTTTGGTTAATAAATTTAACCAAAGATTTTTTATTTTTTTTATTATGAGAAAACCTAGAGGATATTGGACTAAAGAAAAATGTAAAGAAGAAGCATTAAAATATAATAATAAACGTGATTTTAGATTGTTTGATTCGTGTGCATATAATGCAGCAAAGAGATATAAATATATTAATGATATTTGTTTACACATGAAACCACTAAATAATGCACATTATAGATGTATATATGCTGTTGAATTTATTGAAAGTCATTCGGTATATATAGGTTTAACATATTTCATGGAACAAAGGCAAATAAAAAGAATGAATAAAAGTGGTGATACTGTAACAAGTTATATTAATAAAACGAGTTATATTCCAATATATAAACAATTAACTGATTATGTCGAAGTAGAACTAGCAATTAAATTAGAAGAAGAATATCTTAATAAATATAAAAATAATGGTTGGGACATATTAAATCGAGCAAAAACTGGTTCTATTGGGTGGACAGGTAAAAAGCACAAATATGATGATTTAGATTATGTTAAATCAATAATAATTGAATATAAATCGGTTGGAGATTTAATGAAAAAGAATAACGCATTATATTTAAAAATAAGAGATAATGGATGGAGAGATATTATATACCCAATGTTGAATTATAAAAAAAGATATCCAACATTATTTTGGACTAAAGAAAATATAATTGAATTTGCAAAAAATTTTACAAAAATGAGAGACTTTGAAAAAGAATTTACTTGCGCATATAGAATTGCATGTAAAAATAATTGGTTGGGTGAAATATGTCAAAATTTGAAATTAATTGAAGTATGAAAATACGCACATTATTAATTGATGGGTCATATTTACTTCAACGCTCATATCATGGAGCTAAAGATATATATACTTCTAATTTTGGACATTTTGGAGCAGTTTATCAATTTTTAACTACAACACGTAAATTAATTAAAAACCATATGATAACAAAGGTCATTATATGCTGGGACGGAGAAATGGGTGGGATTATGCGCCACCAAATAGATACTAACTATAAATCTAATAGAAAAAGCAAAAATTGGTATGAAAAAATTGAAATGAGTGATGTTGAAATTCGTAGAGAAAGGGAGAAGGAAGAATCAATATTAAAACAAAGAAAAAGAGTACAAGCATATGTCGAGGAATTGTTTCTCAGACAGATTGAAGTAGTTGAGGTAGAGGCTGATGACCTGATTGCTGCATACTGTTTACAACATAATAATCTCGAATCCATTCACCTATATTCTAATGACAGGGATTTCGCTCAATTATTGGATTTAAATATTACAATAATATTTCCAAACATTGACCAACCAGTAACTCGTTCTAATTATTTAATGCATTTTAATCATCATTATTCGAATGCACTTGTTTTAAAAATAATATGTGGTGATGATGCCGATAATATTAAAGGTATTGAAGGTATTGGTGAAAAAACATTATTAGAACATTTTCCTGAATTGAAATTCAAACATATTAGTGTTAGGGAAATTTGTAGAAGAGCAGATGAAATAAATAAAGAACGAATTGCCAATAAAAAGAAACCATTAAAAGCATTAGAAAAATTAATAAGTCCAGAAGGTGTTGAAAGATTAAAAACAAATTTTCAACTAGTTAATTTAAGAGAACCAATGCTTAATGAACAAGCAATTGAAGAATTAAAACAATTAGAAATACCATTATCTCCAGAAGGTCGAGGAAGCACAAATTTACTTAAAATGATGAATGAAGACCAGTTCTTATCAGTGTATGGTAGTACATTTGTTCAATATGTTGAACCATTTTATACAGTTATTATGAATGAAAAGCAATTATTTACAGAGTATATAAAAAATAATCGTGGTAATTTATAAAAAGTCTTTTACTTTTAGTAGATTCACACTATATTTGTCATAGTTATTAACAATTTAAAAATAATCAAAATGAGCGAAAAAGAAAATAATAACGAATTTAGATTTTCATTATATCAAGAAAATATTTTGTTATGTGAAAAAGCATTTAATGCAGATAAATTTAATCCATTTACGAGATATTCAATTGATATTAGAGATATTCTTCCACGTGCAATAACAAAATTACAAAAAACTTTATCAAAACGAAATTATTACGTTATTAGTGATAAAGTCGATACACATTATAATCCAAAACCTATTGTACAACAAATTGAAGAAAAAACAATTAAAGGAGTTGAATGTAAAATCGGTTTTTATATAAACAGTAATCCAATTGTTGAACGATTATTTTATGTTGATGGATTTAATCCTGTGGCAAGATGGTCATTTGATTTAACAGATGCAGTTATTGAAATTGCTGATACTATTTTTGATAAAATAAAAAAGAATGACATTAAAAATATGTGGGATGATTATGATTTAATTAATTTGGGTGGCTTATCAATTAATCAAATCAGAGAATTTTCTATTTCTAAAAGAGAAGAAATATTAAAAAAAATTAGACGAAACTAAATAGAAAAATAATATTATTATTACTATTTTTTATTAAAATTGTAATGATTTTTCACACACATATTTTAAAATGGCAGATATAACAGAAAATACATTATCATCATATTTAGGTCCTGAATTTCAACAACATCTTATGTGGCAGTTGTTAGTTGAACCAGAGTTTGCAGAAAAAATAATTCCAGATATAGCAATTGAATATTTTGATGACCCAAATCTTAGAAGATTATTTTTAATTATTTTAGAATATTTTAAAGAATTTCAGAAAGTTCCAAATCTTCAAAATCAAAGTATTCATCAAGCAATTAATAAATATAAAACTCCAAATAATGTAATTGAAGAAGAATCATTATTTGCTGTAATTAAACGTATTGAACTTTGGAATGAAAGAATTATTAATAAACAAATGCTTTATGATGGAGATGTTATACAAAAATCTACAAATTCTTTTATTAAACAACAAGAATATCGTAAATTAGCTGAAGGTATTATTGATAAAGTAAAAAATGGTGAAATTAAAAGTAAATATGTTATTGCAGCAATTGAAGAAAAATTTCAAAAAATTACACATATTGGTGAGGATGAAGATGATTGTGAAGAAGTAATAGAAGGTATTGAAAAAGCATTAAGAAAAGAATTTAGACAACCAATACCTACTGGAATTGGTGTAATAGATTCATTGACTGGTGGTGGTCTTGGTAAAGGTGAAATTGGTTTAATATTAACACCATCAGGTGTAGGAAAAGCCTTGCCAAATAGCCATAAAGTATTAACACCAAATGGTTGGGTTGAAAATGGTACATTAAAAGTTAATGATTATATTTTTGGTAGTGACGGAAAAAAACAAAAAATATTAGCAGTATATCCACAAGGTAAAAGAAAAATATATAAAGTTACTTTTTCAGACCAAACAATATCTTATTGTGATGTAGAACATTTATGGGCAGTTAATTCATTTAAACAAAGAAATCAAAAAACTAATATAAATGGTAAAACATTAAGTATTCCTGACCATACATTTCAGATATTAAAAACGTCTGAAATTATGGAAGATATTAAAATAAAAAATAATTTAAATTATAGATTACCTAATGTATTACCAATTCAATTTAATAAATTAGAGGTTAAAATTGACCCTTATATAATGGGGGTATTATTGGGTGATGGATGTTTAACAAGAAAAAATCAACCACACATTATAACATCAGATTTATTTATTGTTGATAAAATATGTAATCTTGAAAAAAATGTTATTGTTCATGAATATGAAGGAAGAAAAGAAAATTATAAAAAATTATATCGAATATCATTAATAAATTCGAGAAATGTTTTAGAAACAGAACTTAATTTATATGGTACTGATTCAACTAATAAATTTATTCCTAATATTTATTTATATAATTGTATCGAATATAGAGAAAAATTATTACAAGGTTTAATTGATTCAGATGGTGGTGTTGGTAAAAATCATTCAATTATTTATTCTACAGTTTCAAAAGAATTATCAAAAAATGTTCGAGAATTAGTATTATCATTGGGTGGAACATGTAGAATTAACGAAAAAATTAAATCGTATAATAAAAATGGTGTAAAAGTTTTAGGTAAAAAAAATTATTGTTTAACCATAAGTTTTCCAAACAATGGTATTAAACCATGTACTTTACCTACCAAACTTGATAGAATTGTAATTCGTGATAAATATGAATATAATAAATTTATAAAAAATATTGAATATTCACATGAAGAAGATGCAACATGTATATATGTTGAAAATAATGACCATTTATATATAATTGATGATTATATTTTAACACATAATACTACTGCACTTACAATTATTGCTAATACTGCTTATGAACAAGAAAAAAATGTTGCACAAATTATAATTGAAGATACAAAAGAACAGATTAAACGTAAACATTATACTATTTGGGCAAAATCTGCATTAAGTAAACTTGATGATGAGGATGAAAATGCAAGAGTTTTTAAAATTGCAACAGAAAAAGCAGAATCATTAGAAGGAAAAGGTAGACTTTTGATTAAACAATTTAGTCAGGAAAATACTACAATGTTGGATATTAAAAATTGGATGATAGGATATCAAAAAAAATATGGTTTTAAATTTGATATACTTGTAATAGATTATCTTGATTGCCTTGAATCTCATAAAAAATCACCAGATAGAAATGAAGCTGAATTACAAATAGTAAAATCTTTTGAAGCACTTGCTTCAGATTTTGATATACCTGCATGGTCAGCAATTCAAACTAATCGTTCTGGTTTTGGTGCTGCAATTGTTGGAGCACAACAAACAGGTGGCAATATTAAAAGAATTCAAAAAGCACATTTTTTTATGTCAGTTGCTAAAACACCAGCACAACAAGATGCAAATTTTGCTAATATTAGTATTCTTAAAGCAAGATTTGCAAAAGATGGACAAACATTTGAAGATTGTATTTTTAATAATGATACAATGCAAATTATTATAACTGACTCAAAATATCCTGTAAAGAATAAACTGAAACATTACGATGAAAATGATGTAAATAAAGTTGAAAGTACTGCAAATAAAATGCATGTTGTTGTTAGTCAACTTGCTGAAGATTCTAAAAATGCTGTTGATGTTGTAAATTTATCTTCTACTGAAATTAATAGATTATTGCAAAACAATTCTGAATTTGAAATTGAACAAAATACAGTAAAAGAAAATGAAACTGTAATAAAAACAAATACTGACGAACCTATTGTAAAAAAAGAAGAACCTATTGTTAAGACCGAACCGATTAAAGCTGAAAGTAGTGATTTTATTGAACAAATGAGAAGAGAGATTGAAGGTGAGATACATGGTGTTCCTGTTAAACAAATAGAAAATATTCATATTAGTACTACAAGAATAGATTTAAATCAAAATGAAATTAAACAAATAATTGATATTGCCAACGAAGCAATACTGGAAATTAATGGTGTGGTTGAAGAATTAAATGAAGAAATAATTCATCCTGAAGTAATATTTCATGAAGAACAAATAAAAAGGGATGAAAAAAAAGAACCATTTGAATGGAATGGTGAATCAGGTAGTACAATTAATGAAATTATTAATCAACCAGAAGTAAAATTAGAAGATATTAAAAAATCATTAGATTTAACTAAATTTGTTCCACCGGGAGTTTTTGTTAAAGAAATTGATAATAATATTGTTGAAAAAAATCGTGAGATTAAAGAAGAAAATTTAACAATAAAACCATTAATTGAAAGAACAAATAAAAATATTAATATAAAAGAATTGGAAAATAAATTATTAATTGACCCTGATGAGCCACAAGAAAATGAAAAAAATGTATTTAATATTTTAAATAAAGCACGTCAAAATCAGAGAGTTATAAAAGATGATTAAAATATTTTATAAAAAACAATAACTTTTTTGAAATTTCTACGTATTTATTTTTCCAGACGTTGTAAAATATTTTTTATTTTTTTTGAAAAAAACTTGCACAATTAAAAAATGTGTTATAGATTTGCATCGTCAAAATGATATAACGTTCTTTAAAAAGATTAAAAAGTATATTGCGGGGTGGAGAAGAGGCATCTCGTTTGGCTCATAACCAAAAGGTCGGGGGTTCAAGTCCCTCTCCCGCTACAAAGATTAAGAGGTCACGGCATACACTCCGTTGAAAGTAAGTCACAAAAGAAGACTGCGCCAACTTAATCAAAATGAGAAGAACTGATAGTGTTTACAGCAGTTGAAAAATAATGTATGCCGTCCATGAGTGACGGCAGAAAAACAATACTAACAAATTTCTTCTAATTTTTAAAGTTCTTTAAAATATATGGGGAGATAGCAAAATAAAAAACAAAAAATACTATCTCACTGCTCTCTTAACAGAGAGAACTGATTGTATTTTCAGTAAAAG